ATCTCTATACGCGTCGCCACGTTCAAGACCTGTACCCAATCTGTTAAGTTGTGCCATAGCTTCTGTATACATTTTTTCGTAATACGCTACCATGTCTTGCTCACCCTTCATAAAGAGCACAGCTTCACGCATAGCACCATAGAACAGAACTGGGTCGTAGTTATCGCCAAGCCAGCTAGTACCTGCGGCATTATCAACTGTACCTACTTGAACTGAGAAACTAGCGCCTGAACCACCTAGGTATGCATTACTTGTAGTAAGTGTATCACCAGCAACATATAGTGAACCACCAGCGTTAAGTGTAACAGTTTGAACTGCACCCGCTAATACTACTATAGTTGCTGTAGCACTTGAGCCTGAACCACCACTAAGCGGAACATTGAAGTAAGTGCCATCTGTATAGCCTGTACCAGCAATAATATTTGTAAATGCTGTAATAACACCCTGAACTATTGATACTGGATAGTAGAAGTAATGTAACTCCATGCCATACGCTGTATCAGGTGTAGGAGCCATTATAAGCGAAAGCTCATTAGCATTACCAAGCTGTGAGCCAAACAACGCATAGTACTTAGGCTGACCTAATGTAGTAGGGTTTGGATATGACTCACGCATGAAGTTCACATCTTTATTCAGTAGGTACTTATAAGTGCCTGTAGTGTCTATAACTGCAAGTGAGTAGTTAGCCAACCAATCGTCAGGAAGCGAAACGTATTTATTACCAATAGTCATTGCACCCGTCACGTTTTTACGCAATGCAGGGATTTGAACTGAGTTATAAATACGTCTTTCTGTTTCTTGAACAAACGTAGGAATACTAGCTACAAATAGAGCTTCAGTATTTTCCGCATAATTCTGGATTGCTTGGCTTAACTCAATGTAGTTCATTATGCCATTGGGCCTCTAGCTTTAGTACCCTTAGTAGCTGCACCGCAACCACGAATAGTAATGCCTTCTTTCTCCACAAACTCTTTATTACCACCGATACTTACTACCATAGCCTCTGTTTCAGGACCTACTTCTTCGGCGGAACGAGTGTTAGGATTAACTTTTCTGTTATCATTATCAGCCATGATTATTATCCTTTATTTTGTGCGGCAAGTTTAGCTAAGCCACGACCAAGCTTTTTCATATCAGCATTAGTCTTACCACCTTTACTACCAGTAGCTTTAGGACCTTTTTCGATACCTACATCTGGACCTGAATCACCAAGGTTTTTACCCTTAGTCTTACCTTTTGATACTACACCATCTGCTGCTTTTGTGAATGCCATTTTACTACTCCTTAAGTTGTGCTTATTGTAACATCTCCGACTTGACCTTGCGACATTAAATCGTTAGGGGTTAATGCAATATCAAAGTTTCTAGAACCGCCTACAGGTGCCCAGCCCCATTGAAATACTCTACTACCGCCCTCTGGCTGTCCGTCTGGACCTATACCCGACACAGCATAACTGGTATCAGGTCTTGGGTTTCTAACCGCTTGTGGGTCTGAAACAGGATACATACCAAGTTGTAATTGCGGTTGGTCTTGGTTCCAGCACTCTGGACACGCAAGTATATTAACCTGTTTAGTCTTAATTGTCAGTCTTCGTAGCTGTGTTAGTTTGTATCTTTGTCCACAAATATCGCATTCGGCAATCGAGTTCTTAGCTGACGAAAACTTAGAAGCCATTATGCACCTCGAATTTATTTTTCTTCTTTATGTTTTCAATAGCCGGTATTACTCGCATATTTTCTGGTACATGCAGCCCGCTAACTAACTTACCCTGTAATGGTATTATATGGTCCACATGCCAGCCGAACCCAAATAATTTAGTTCTTAATGCAGCTAGCTCATATATTTCTGTAATTAACCAAAGTTCTTCTTTTCCAACCCATGCTGGGGTAGCTTGTTTTATATACGATTTACGCTTTGCCACTAACGCATTTATTTTACCTTTGTTCTCTTGCCTGTACTGTTGTTTTTGCTTTAAGTATTTAGCTTTATTTTTAATATACCCATTTCGCTTTTGTTCAGCTACTTTTTCTGGGTTATCTATTAAATATTGTTTTTTAATTACGCTATCACACTCCATACATACCCTATCATTTACTCGGCGTTTAGCTATATGCCCATGCTTACATGGATTACCAGTAAAATAATGAGTTTCGTTAGCTTCTAGCGCTATTTGCCTAGCTTGTTTTACTCGCCTAGTACGCCTTTTTAAATTATATTCTTTATAATATAATAATGCGCTTTCTCTATCCTTAAATCCCATACTTACCTTGTGTAACTGAAGTTACGAGGAACAAACCGAATACTAGCTTTTTCACGGTCTTCATCAGCCGCGAGCTGAAATTGCTGTTCGTAATCTGCCTTTAACCCCATCACACGATTAGGGTCAGTACCTTGAATCTTAATACTTAAGTAATATGCTAAGCCTGCAACCATCGCAGGTAAGAAACGGAATGGAATGTCTTGTGTATTAACACCATCACCTGCGTCTTGAATACGACGTAAACGCCAGTAGACGAACACATATTGATTGTCTGGTGCATTAGGGGTAGGCCAAATATTGATGGTCGGAGAGTTGACTCCAGTAGGCGTTGTAGCACCTGATTGCCTATTAATCCATACTTGGATAGGACGACCTTGAGTTAATTTGTTTGGTATTGTTGAGTATGTAGACTCTGAAATTCTATTGATGTTAATATCAATTTGGTTAGATGCGCTACCTGCATTAGTACGGATTACTTGGTCTAATAGGTCAATAGTATCTACAGGTAAGGGATATACACCAACACCCGTCGTTAAAGTAATCTGCCCTTGCTCAATAGTCCACAAGTTAATGCCACGATTAGCCCACTCAATTGTAAGTAAGTTAAGGCTTCTACGGGCTGTACGCAAGTCATACCCTGTACGTAACTCAGACCCTGCACGTTCAAAAGCCTCTTCAACGAGGTCATTTAAATCTAAGTTAAACGTTGCGGTTCCAGTTGTTGTCATTACTTATCCCATTCAAACAGTAGCTCAACTATGAGCAAATCAACAATCAGGAAGTTATAGTTGTCATCTTCTGATAATTCCACTCCAAGCATTACACCCGGAATAAATCCTGCGTAACACCTGATTAATGATTTCATTTACGTTGCATCTTACTAGGCAGGTTNATTTTCCCACCNTTNTTATATACTTCTACATCATTCGGATTATCCTTACGAACAATCTTTTTACCCTTCGGCATCTTTGAAGGCAGTATGTCACCCATGCCGCGTGACGCTATCATACAAAGCGACCTTTGGTTTTACCACGAATCTCAATACCACCACCACGAGCCATTTTAGTACATCCACCTTTTTTCATAGTACGTGGTGCACCTGTTGCTGCTTTATTGTTGCGGTTAGTCTGCATTTGGTCTAGGATTTCGCTTTGTGCGGCATCGCTAGGTGCAGGCATTGGTGCTTCAGGTTTCTTAGGAGCAATAATAATTGCTACGCCTTTTGGTTTTTTATCTTCTGCCATTTTAACAAATCCTTCCTTTAGTCTTACCTTTGGTTGCGATGCCATCAGCGGAACGTACATAACCGCCAGTAGCCATTTTTTTAGGTTCTTTAGCTTCTACTGAAGCGTATTGTTTCGGTGACATAGCACCTGATTTAATTTCTTTAGCAATTAACGATGGATTTTCTTCGTCTTTATTGCCTTCAGATTTTTCACCTTTAACAAAGCCAGCAGGTGATATCTTACCTGACTTTAATGACTTAGCTTCTTTCATCTCTTCACCGTATGTTTCATTACCTTTGAATAGCGCCATACCGCCTCCTTTGAACTTCTTACCTTTGTCAGCCTTAGCAAAATCTTGACCAACAGATTGTTTAATCCCAACTTTCTTAGCAAAGGCTGGGCTATGGGCTACTGCTTCCATTAGGTTATGCTGTTTTTTAGATGTACTAGGCATTATACAAACCGTCCTTTTGTCTTACCTTTAGTTTCACAGCCACCACCACGGATTACTCCGCCTTTTTTATGTCCACTTGCCCAAACGTTACCATTAGGTCCCATATTAGGTGAATTTGAGGTATCTTGGCTAGAATTGTCATCAGTAGTAGGTGGAGGCGAACTTAATATTGATTTCCAAGCATCGACATCTTCTTTAACAAAGTCTTTAGCCTTTTGGTATTTATCAGATACCCAATCCTCACCTTTTTGAACTACTGATTTAGCCATTTTATTTAATCCAATGAGCTGTAAAATAATTTATTAAATATAATCCAACCGCTGTTGCTATCGTTCCGAGTAAAGCTGTCATAGTTTTATCAATTACTGCCTTACGAAATGCTGCTCTATCTGCTTCGGCTTTAATCGCTAACCTAACCCAAACAACTTCTTCTTCTGATAAGGGATGAGCTTCTACCGCCGCTGCTACCGCTAAGGATATTGCTTCTAGTATATCTTCTCTTGTTAGCTCATTCATATACTAGCCGTAGATTATTGAAATAGCATTTTGGTTAGTAATAGTAGCGTAAATCCCATTTTGTGCAAGGATACCTTCGCCCGGAATAAGTACCTGAAAGGGTTGTACTGCAGTGCCACTAATAAACTGCCATAGAATATTACCTGAACCAGCAGAGGCATTATCGTAAAGAGTTATAGTTCCTGCAGTGCCGTTACCAATATACATAATTTGTTTTAGTCGGGTTCTATCAGCTATCATTACCCCACTTGTAGTGCGATAGGCACTCTTAACATCATATTGCATTGTCATAATTAATCTCCTTTGTTAGTTAAGGGCCGAAGCCCCTAAGATTAATTAGTTTTGGAATGTAGTTTGGTTTTGTGAACCGTCAGAACCACGAACCACATAAGTGATAACAACAGTAACAGCACCAGTAACTGAAGTACCAGTAGATGTAAATGAAACTAATGCATCTGTAGTGCCTACGTTAGCTGCAACTGGAGTAAATGTAGCACTATTAGTAACAACAACAGTATTCGCAGTTGTAATAGTTGAGGCTGTATTTACATCAACACCAGCGATTGTTACTTTTAAAGTAGTTGCTGATGCAAATAATGTTGTAGTTAAGAATTGAACGCCAGTAATTAATGCACCAGCTGGGATAGCATTAAATGCACCTGTGCCTGCAGCAACTTGAGCGGCAGTAAGGTTATATGTTTGGGCTACAGTAGTAGCACCTAGATTGTTGATTGTACCAGCAGTAGCGCCAGTTGTATTTTTAACAGTACCCAATAACCACGGGCCAAGACGAGTAGCGAATGCCATAATATTTTCCTTCATACAAAGTGAAGCTTATTAGTCTTGTATGTGCCCGCCGGGACGGTCTAATAAGCCGGATTTAGTTTCCCGGTTGTTATTTGTATTTATACTATGTTATATTCGGTGTGTCAACTATTATGTTTGTTTGATTTTAATAGGTTATCTTCTTGTGTCATTATCTGTAAATTCCAAGGCACATGTAGCCCACAGACAGTATCTCCTACTAATGGCACTATATGGTCTACTACATACTTAACACCTGTTATCTTAGTTGATGTTTGTGCAATTATGTATAGACTTCGGATTTCTTTCTTTTGAGTGTAAGTTAGCCATTTAGGAGTAGCTTGTTGATTTCGTTTCCTTCTAAAGCTAGATAGTGCTTTATATAAATCGGGATTTGCTAATTTGTATTTTGCTTTGTATGCCCGTTTTGACTCCATTGTTCGGGATGTGGCTCGTGCCATTACTTCTATTCTATTCTTTTCATAATATCTTCTACCTGCTTCTTTAGCTGCTTCTGATTTAGGTAGTAATTTTCGTTTTGCTGCTTGCTCTTTCCAATCTATTTTCATACAGTCTACGCATGTGCCCTTAGTTTTTCGTAAAGCTATATGCCCATGTTTACAAGGTACCCCTGTAAAATAATATTTAGCGTTAGCACTTTGTGCTTCCTTTCTAGTCGTTGGGTAATTCAATTTATTTCCCCTATGAGTTACGATACAGGTAATATACTTTATCTACTTATAGTTGTCAATAGCCCATGAAAAAGCCACCCGAAGGTGGCTTAGTTTTACTACAGGATGACACTATTACTTACTAAGCGCCTTGTGAACCATACATACCCAATGGGTCGCTCCAGCCGAAGCTGTAACGCTCACGAGATTTGTAACGTACATTTCCCGTATCAAAATCCCCGTCCATTGAATTCTGTAATGGAGTACGAACAAAATGCTTCATACCATTAGGAACATCAGTAGTTAAGAACCAACCGTTTGTGTCTGTTAAGAAGTGATTGATTGTGTAACCTTCAGCAACAGAACCGTTGTTTTTCAACGCATTGATGTCATTGTCAGTAGTACCTACACGTAACTCAGTTTCTAACAAGCGAGTTGCAACGAATTGCAATGCTGGTGGAACGATAAGTTTCTTAGGTTTAGCTGCAATCAATAGACCACGCTCATCAGTCCAAGCTGCAATTTGAATAACAGCATTTTCCAATGAAGTTTCGTTCAAATCTGCTGGAGTTGATGGAATGTTACTATTAACGCCACCATTCACTAGAGTATGAGAAGCAGAGAATAACGCTGCACCATCACCACCCGGATAGTTAGTACTGAAACCGTTGTTTAAAACAGCAGCAGCTTTAACTTGTTTAGTGTATGCCATAGCACGAGCTAGACCCTTAGTATAACGAGCAGATAATGAATCATACAAGTTATCTTCAATAGCTTCTTCAGTTAAGCTGAAGCCAAGAGCAATAGTTTCGTGGTTGTAGCGAGCAGTCCATGCTTCTTGTGCATTGTCGTAAGCGATGGCAGAACCTTCGTTTTTAACAGGAGCAGCTGAGAAGCCAGACAATTTTGTTTCTTCTTCGAAAGAACGTTCTGATGATTCAGTTTCGTAAATCTCAGTATGCTCTTGACCGTAGCGAGCATATTCTAGACCGAACAAAGCATTCAGTCCCGGTAATAGTTCTTTTAATAGTTGTGAACGTGAAATAGCCATGATTTAATCTCCTTAAGCTACAGCTAACGCAGTTGCGTTATTGTATTGATGAATACCAAAGTTGATTTTAACAATCACTTCACTGTATGTAGTACCTGATGGTGCTGTCGCTGGAACAACATCAATCACGCGAACTGGGAAGGTTGCAGTTAAAGCAGGTGAAGTACTCAATACAGAGTAGCTTGAATTACCTGAAGTAGTTGAACCAGCAGTTGCTAAGATTGACATGTTAGTGCCGATAGCAGCAGAAGTTACTGTAGCCATTGTAGTACCTGAAGAACAAACTGCTACTTGGAACAAAGTATCTGGGTCATCACAAACGATAGCCCAAATTTTAGTACCTGTAGCAATAGCTTGACTTGCTGGGTAATACTGTTGTTGTTGAACTTGACCTGTCGATGCGTTAGTGAAACTTACACCTAAAAATACACCTACTGGGGTATTAGCCGTAGTACCTGTATCTTTTTGGATTGTGCCACCGATAACGCGTTTAACGAAATCACCGTAGAAAATATTTGTGTTGTACCCTGATGCAATTTCCATTAAACGAGTAGAACCCGCGAACACTTGACCGCCGATTAAATTAATCGGTTTTAGGCCATATGGCGCTGAAACTGTTGGATAAGCCATTTAAGACTCCTTATTAATTAAATTTATGAACCTTTACCAAAGCTACTTGAAGATTTCCGCTCATTAAAGATTGGCATCCTTGGGTCACTTTGGCGCATTAAATTATTATCTACTGCTTCCGTTTGAGATTGCGTTAAGTTGGCGTAATGTGCATTACGTTGTTCAACAAAATCTGTTGGGGTTTTGCATAGTAATAATCCACCGATTTCAATGTTGTCTTTAAAACGACTAGTTGGGTCGATTAGCAATTGGAATTTTGGTTGTTCTTCTACTTTAACAGGTTCCCATCCTTCTCTAAGCTTTGCGGAGAGATTACGTGGGTCCACGGTATTTAAAGTTGATATCCGAATCCATCTGTACGAGTAACCAGCTTGCTTATCCGGTTCAGGGAGAAGCTCAGGAGCTTGCCATTGCTTAGGGCGCTCATCAGCGATACGCGTTTGTATTTCACGAGGTGTTCTATTTTCAGCCATTTTTAAGACTCCAATTTAGATTGTGCAGCAGCATATTGTTCATTTGACAAGCCTAGCTTTTTAGCTATGGCTTGTGCCGATTTAGTAAGTAAGACTTTTTTAGTCGACGTACTACGTTTGGCGGATGCAACTACTGTGCTTAGTTTCGATGTACGTTGTGGTTTATCACCATCATCGTTTTGTATTTCTATACCTTCAAACTCATCAGGGAAGCGATTTTTTACTTCCTTAGATATTACTTTATAGTAAGCATCTGTACCTATATAAGATTCACCAAATTGATTGGCTAACTTACCGTGTACTTTTTTAGCGTATTCTTTCAAATATGCGCGGTCATTGTCTGCGTACCATTCATTATCAGATAACCATTCAGCGAGTTTTGGCTCCATCTGAATAGGCTTCTGTACTGGATATTGTATTTGTACATCATTTTCATCAATTTGTACAGTAGGTTTGAAATTTTTTGCTTTGTCTACTTTAAATGATGCGTTCAGCATTTCCTCTTGTGCGTCCAATAATCTATCGGAATCACCTGAATCATACGCTTCTTTATAATTACGCCTAGCTTTTTGTAGTTCTAAATCAGCTGAGGTTTGGTATGTTGTTATTAATTCTTTTTCGCCTGACTGCAACATTGATTTAAGTCGCTTATTGTCATCAAGGATTCTTTGAGCCATGCCTAATGCTTCTTGTTGCTCACGCAGGGCTGATTCTTTAGCACGACGTTCATCATGCCAAGCTTTTTTATACTGTTTAAACTTAGTCTTTACGTTTTTAGAATAGTCAGCGGACTCATCTGCGTCTTCTAATTCATTCGTAATCTCATCTGTTAAAGGGGCAATATTGCGGTCATCTTCTGGGGTATCGTCGACAATCTCAACATCAAGTTCTTCACCATCGAATTCAATATCTACTTCTTTACCACCGAGTTCGTCTGGGAATTTATACCCTTCTTCATTTCTTGGGTTAGCCATTTTCTGTTTCCTTTATTTGCGACGAATGCCACGAGGTTCTGCTACTACTGCCTCTACGGTATCATCATTAATTAAACGGAATTCTTTACCGTGAATCACCAATCTACTGCCTGAGTTTGGGCGGACTAAAATAAAGTCGCCTTCTTTGCACCATGCGCCTGATGGAAATTTCTTTGCATCGTTGTACGCGTCTGGTCCTAGCGAAACAACAAATAATACTGTTGTTAATGCTTCTTCCATTTTCATTGTTGCATCAGCTTTTGCTAATCCGCTTTCGTATTCTTTCTCCATTTCAGGGATAGCACAAAGAATGTGGTAGCCTGTTGGGATAGGAATTTGCGCTGCTTTCTCTTTGTCGCCTACTTCTGCTTCTATTGATGCATCTTGTCTAGCCTTTGTTGCCAACCCTGTGAGGTCGATAGCTTGGGCTAAGTTTAGGTTACTCATCCGAGTTCTCCATTCGTTGTTTGAGGTCTGCAATAATTCCACATGCGGCTTCGAGTCCTCGTAGCTGACCACATATGTATCTGTATTCTTCTATTGTTGGGCAATTACCGCGTAGTAGCGCTTCTGAAAGCATTTCCATACGGTCTTTGAACTCAGCTAAAAGAAATTCAAGATTTCTGTCCATTATTCACCTTTCTGTGATTTTGGTTTTGGTTGTACGGATTTCTCCGTTAATTTTTGCTGCAAATTGTGTTGCATTTCCTGCAATTTACGTTGATGCTCTTGCTCGTTAAATGCCATGCTTTGTTGATGCCCTTGGTCATTCGTTGCGGAAGTTTGTTGATGACTTAGGTTAGCTTGATGTTTATGTACATCTACTGCCGCTTGGAATCCTTTCAATCGTTGGTCTGCCTGCAATTTATCCGAGGTATTCGCATGATTTAAAGTCATTTGCGCCGCTGATATTCGTTGCTGTCCTGCTACACGTTGTTGGTCAATTGCAAGTTGTTGCGATTTAAACTGTGCGTCGGATTGGTCTTTAGCCACTTTACGTTGAATATCTTGTTGCTTAAGTTGTAACTCTTGTTGCTGCATTTGAATAATTGGGTCTTGTGCAGTTTGTTGGTTCTGTGCTTGTTGCGCTTGTTGTTGGTGTTGCCCCAACAATTGTTGCGCTGCTTTAGCCGCCATCTGTGATACTTGTGACTCAATTTGTGGGGGCATATCTTCTTGCTCTTGTGTATCATCATCTGGGTCTACATATGGAGGTAATGAGCCACCCATTGCGGTTTCCATTTGTTTCCGATACTCAAAGCCTAAGTGTTCCATAACATGCGCTGACATTGCACCCTGTAACTGTTGCGCGAGTTGTGGATTCATCCCTACCAATTTTTGTACATGTGGGTCTTGCATCATTGACGTATGTACTTGGATATGTGATACATGGTCTTGATATAGGAACGCTTTAACTGGCTTATTCTTAAGAATATTTTGATTCTCGCTAATTGGGTCAGTTGGGCGTAAATCTTCTGATAATGGCACTAGCTTTTGAAAATTCTTAATCCCTAATACTTCCAACATCTGTCTGTGAAGTACAGGTAAATCATATAGCTGTGGCGCTGTCTGAGCCAGTTGGAGGGCTGCTTGATATTGAACGACCTTCTGTGCCATCGTAGCTGCGTTAGGGTCTGATACAGGCAATACGTACACTTGGTCGTAGTCCTCTTTCTTAGCCTTACGGTCACCTTGGTCTGGGTCATACTCATATTCATCTGGGGTATAGTCACGAATAATATCTTTAAGTAACTTGAACTCTTGCTTCATCGAGTAATGGATACGAGCTTGAATTGCGCTCATCATTTTCAATGTACGTTCTAATACTGCTAATGTTGTACCAACTGGTGAATTAGCTGACATATCTGATACTTGCAACTCTGCTGCACCTGCGAACTTACGTCCTTCTTCAACAATCATGCCTAGTAATGCCATAAGCACCTGTGAAGGCTCTTTATAAGGCAATGGCATGATGTTGTCACGCATTGAACCCGACGGTACATCTACATCACGGAACTCACCCGGGGCTATCGGTGTGTCATCACCTTTGACGCGTAGTCCACGAGATTTAAAACCGCCCGGTAAATTAGATAAGGTGCCAGCATCAACAAGCTGACGGATAATAGAAGTGCCAGACTTAGCGAAAGCACCGATAAGATGGATAAGCCCAAAATTATAAAAACCAAAGCCCGGAATATATCCGTAATGGACAAAGTGGTTACGCTTTTGATAAAGGTCATCGTCTGGTTTCCAGTTGCGGCGTACCGCTAATATTGTTGCTGTACCTACCTCAATAGTCACGATGTACGGAAGTGCAATTCCTGTAACTTCACCATCTTCATCTTCGTGCTCATATCCAGCTAAATCTAGCTCGACTTGCATTTCTAGGAGTTTGAATCGGTTATCAGTAGAAGCGCGGAAACCTAACTTCTCTGCAATCTTTTTCTCTACTTCATCTAAGTTATAAACTGGCTCACCTAAATCAACATCGCGATAGAATCCTTCATGTTGTAACCGACGAATCTCATTTTCTGTCTTTCTCATTACATGTGTAATGCGTTCTGCTGATTCAAGACTTGATGTACCATATGGCACTACGACATCTTCAGCTGTAACATACATTGATACTTGTCGGTTTATTGACGGGTCAAAGTACACTTTCTTGAACGCGTTACCTGCAAGACCTAGGCCCCATAACATACGCTCATGCTCTGGACGATATTCCTTCATCACATCAGTCAACTGATAGTTCATGTCTTCTTCAACACGAGCCGCTGCTTCTTTCTTCTCTGGTGTAGCTTTACCGATGATTTGTGTTCTTACTGGACCTGCTGCTGGAAATGTTTCCATCATTGTTTCAGCTTGAAACTTAACTACTGCTTCGCTTAGTAATGGGTGATACACACCACACGCGCCTTCCCACGGTTCAGAACGTTCCTCAATCTTTAATCCCAATAGCTCAAGACCATCTACATATGTTTGTATCCAATCTTTACGAGAGGCTACGTCATCATCAAAGTCAGCCATAAGTTCATTAGCTAATGTAGCTAACACGCGGTCATCTATTTCTTCGGCTAAGTTATCCGAAAAATCTGAAGTATCTTCAGTATTCTCTATTTCAAGAATAGGTTTACCATCAATTCCAATCTGTACGCTCTCTGGGTCCTCAATCTGAATCTCCAGTGCGGGTCCTTCTTCCATCTGGTCCAACTGGTCAAGCCCTTGTGGAGCTTGAGATAAACTTTTATCAATTGCCATAATTCAATCCTTTAATAGTAAGCTGCTTTTTTCTTATATCGATATAGTACGCTATCTTCTGACTCATCGTTTGGTAAACGAATAAAGCCACCCTGCCTGAATCTTATCAGCGCTAAGGTTGCCGAGTCGACTAAGTCATCGTGCTCGCCATTTGGGAAGTCATTACATTCATCAATAACTTCTTTTGCCCAACGCCTATCCGGTGCCCATACAATTCCAGAAGAAAACAAATCTGTTACCGCATTAACACGGCTAATCTTGTCTTGCCCCTTACCCGGAGTGAACTCACCTGCGGGAATACCCATCCTCCGAAGCTCTTGATATAGTGCAGCGCCGTTAGATTTCTTTTCTACCATAAACGAATCGGGTTGCCACTCCTTATACTCTTCTAAAACCATAGCCTTAAGTTCTGGAAACTCCATACGCTTTTTAATAGCATTTAGCAATATTATATTATAGTTATTGGTTTCTTCGTTAAAGAAAACGCCCCAAGTCGTTAATGCGTTAAAATCTGACCTGTTTGTTGCCTCTTGAGCCGCATCTAAGGACATAATTGTAAACTCACACTGCGGCGGACGGTCTTTATCCCATATTTGCCACCATGCTTTTTTAATTAGCGNCCCACCTTCTGATGTCGGTGCCTGCATGTACTGCGCATTCCACAAATGCGGACTAATCGTGTTCTGTATCTTTTTAAGTTCTGGTAAAGTCCAGAACTCAGGCCACATAGATTCCTCATGGTCAGTGCCTTCTCCAATAATCGCAGGAAACTCTATGTATTCCCACTGGTCAGCATCTGGATTCTTCTCTGCATAGTCTAACAGTTTGCCAATCAAGTCTTTTTTAGACCAGCGCGTGTGAACCACAATGATTCCGCCACCCGGTTGTAGCCGTTGACGCGGACCTGACTGATACCATTCCCATGCTTTGTCAAAAACATCTAGGTTACCATTAATGATATCCTGCTCATTATGAGGGTCATCAATAATGAAAATATCAGCACCCATTCCGGCTGCACCTGCCCCAACGCCGAGAGCATTATAAACTCCACCTTTATTGGTTCCCCAACGACCTGCTGCTTTACTATCTGTCTGTAGGGTAACATCCCTGAAAATACCTTTATATACGTCTGAGTCAATTAAATTACGAACTTTACGCCCGAAATTCACCGCAAGCTCTGCAGTGTGTGATGCTTGCATGATTTTCTTCTCTGGATAGTTACCCAAGAACCATGCTGGTAGTAAATACGATGCAAATTCTGATTTTGTGTGGCGTGGTGGTAGTGAAATAGCTAATCTTTTGATTTCTCCCCGTGCTACCGCCTCAAATTTCTCTGCCATGATGATGTGATGTCTACCCAGTATGCATCCGGGCCACACCTTCTTAACAAAGTCAAGAAAATTCATATGTGCTGTATCGTTTTGTTGCCTCGCTAACAGTTCCGTTAGCAATTCTAAGACTTTGGGGCGTTTTGCTTCAGGAATCTTATGTAGATTCGCCTTTATGTCAAGTAATTGCTCATGCGAAAGATTCATTTATATATTTATCTCGATATCTTTAATTGATGGAGCATTAGCAGGTGGGACTTCGTACATTTTTGACGTTGGGTTTAGTAAAAGGGTCAGAGTTTTCTCTAACTCCTCCTCAATTTCTGATGTGGTGCGATGTGTTATTGTGATTTCTTGTCGTTCCGTGAACATGCCTACCTCAGTTACCTTACCCAGCAGCTCTAAAGCCTTCAATCTCTCGCTTGGTTTGGTCGCGGTCATGGACTCATCCATCAGGCGGTTCATTATATACCTCCGAACCTGCACTGCTTCTTGCACAACCTCATGGTCGTACTCAGTTAGCATGGCTTCAAGGCGTAATATCACATCTGGTTTCTCAGCGTGTGTTGCTAGGTCTGCTTTTTCGGTGAATATCTCTGTGGCGTTGCGTTGCGTTTGCTCATTCTCATCAACCTGCATGCCGTGGTTCATCAATTCCAGTACGGACCTTGCCCGCGCCCTTACTTCTTCACGGTATGTTATGTTCTTTGCGAACAGCACTTCATCTTCGTCGACCCGTTCAATAGGTGGAAGAATAACATCGGGTTCCTCTGGACTATAATCCAGCATTTCATTCATGTTTTGCATCGATACCATAGGGTTGTTAGCAAATTATTCCCATATAGTACTATATTTTTTTTGGGTATGCCATATTTATTTGGTATGGGGGGTGTTCTGTGGTGCGGAATTTTTATATAGGCCGGCAAAAACGTAGGGGGAGGGACCCATTTTTGAAAATATGTGTAATATTTTTTTTTGCGTATGCCTTTAATTCAATGACGGGGGGTGCGTTTTTGAAAATATGTGTAATATTTTGTGTGTGTTAGAGCGCACTAGCGCGCAGATGGGACCCGTTCAAAAATGTGGGTATGGGGGTGATAGGGCGCGGTGGGGCTAGATAATGCTTGACAATACCAGTAAATACTGTATAATGGTTCACAGGTTGAAAGGCGCAACGCGTCTACCTAAATGGAGATATAGATTATGACTAATCCAGTCAAAGCACCACGTAAACCAGTAGCACCAGTAGCAACTAAAGTAGCACAGTTATATATCGTTACATCAGAGTCAAGTAAATACGCTTTAGTAGTTGAAGCCTTTGATTATCAAGACGCCGATAACTTAGGTAAGGCAGGCAATAACTTTGATAATAGCGCGTTGAATTGCCTATTCGCTAAGAGCGCAACGCCTACATTCTTGGGTTATCAAGAAGCGGTCAAGGCAAATAATAAAGTAGCGCCAGTAGCAACTCGTGTTAAAGTCCCTAATAGTAAAACGCACAATGCTTTATTTCAACGATTTAACAATGTGGCAAAAATTGCCGAAGCGCAGGAGTTAGGTTTTGAAGCGTTGAATTACTGGAATAATAAGGCAAGTACGGCAAAACGTGAAACCTTGCCGAACCTAAGTTTCATTCTAAAGGGCGCACGTGCTTTTATAAACGGAACTAATCCAACTGTAAGTGCGGAAGAAAAGGCAACCAAGCAAATTCTAGCACTATACAAAACCATGCAAGATACGAAAGGCAAAGCATGGGTTTTGGCAGAAAAGCAATTGACTGTATTGATGCAAGGTTTAGGGATTGAATTGCCTGAAATTGCAGACGAAGCCGAAGCGGAATAGTTGTTAAATAACACCCTAGGATAACTTCTTAGGGTTTACGTTATAACCCCGCGAAAGCGGGGTATTTTTTTGTCCTCGTTTTTTGGGGGCTAGGAACCAGTGTCAATTCAGCAGGCGGGACTGCGAGTAAAACAAATTCATTTCGTTTTAGCGAGCGGGACTGACTGCTAGAATTAAAGTAAGTGGGACACTGGTTCCTGTATGCGCGTGGGGCGCGCGAAGCCCATGCTGTTTAAACCTTGCGTCACGCTATGCCAAATGGGTGTTAAATAACACCCGAACCTAATGTGATAACGACATACACGTATTATACGGATACACTTAGGACATACTAGGATTATCGTTGCAATGTTATTGAATGTGAACAGTTTTTTGTCAGAAATTCACGCTCGCAAATCCAGTCATATCCTCATAATCAATGTGCTTTGTGTATTGTGACTATTTATTTATATTAAGAAGTAATAATAAGAGCTTACTTTTATTTTTGGCGGGTTTATTCTGTTGTCGGTGCGTATCGCCAAGGAAGCTCTCCCAAAACTCGTTCACATTGTCACATTACAGCAATCCCTTGGCGCACTAGGCACACAAATTCACAATACAACCTCACAATAGGTGTACAATATCACTTTTTACATTCGGGTGTTAAATAACACCTTCTCCATAACTTCATAATAACAGGATTACACAAATGCGCATTAGTCAAGTAGAAGTCAGAGCCATTTTTACATACGAGCCATACACAGGTATTCTTTATAAAACCGCGCGAGCAAGTAAAACCCCAATACGTGCAAAATACATTTGGGTAAACAATACGCAATACACCACCGCGAGCATCATATGGATATACATGAAAGGCGAACATAACCCATATGTGAAGCGTCATGATAAGGATTACACGAATAACCAATGGTACAATTTCAGCTAAACCCATGATTACAAAGGGAATTCGCTGAGAGCCTCTTGACAAAAGCCCAAAAGTATGCTACAATGGAGTTGTTTTATAAGTAAGTAAGTAGTTTAGTAGTTAGGTGGCAAGGCTATGGCTTTGCAGTACACACCAGCGTTCTTTATCAGTTTGGAAGGTTTTTAATGGGTGTTATTTAACACCCAAATTTAGTTGGATAGGTGCGTATGAAACGCATACTGGAAAGCGCATATGAGATACAGTAAGTGGCAGGTAAAAGAGCCACACGTAAAGGCTACGACGACAAGGGTAACTTCACCCCTAAATGTAGTTCAACATCTCATAATAAATGTACCTAGCTACTGTGTAGGCTAGAGTAAAACAACAGCAAGTGTAGGACAGCATTAAGTCCATCACGGCAGACCAGTAACACGACATAGACTATCCAACCGATAAACTAAAAACCGATAAGACACCCTCACGTATGGCATAAATACGGGTAGAGATTGGCATAAGTGTAGTAACAGACCCAAGCACAAATACCTAAGCCTAAGCGTGAGGACAGAGTGTTTTACTATGTGTGTTGATGTTGTTTTTAGCATACATAGCATCGTACTTTGTGTTAGTTAAATAAGGAGATAGTCATGGACTTAAGAACAGCGTTATCACTTGCATATGGCAAGCCAGTACCAAAAACAACAAGTTTAAAGGTGTTAAATAACACCCAACAAAGACACACAGGGAGGCATGCCCTTAAAGCGTATGTCGGTATCGTGGAGTTTCCCATCTCGCGCGGAGGTGGCACAGCATGGATTAAAAGCATTACCGCATTAAAGAACTATGAAGCAAAGAATTACAGCGTGGTGTGGTTGTAGTAAATCGGGTGTTATTTAACACCCATAACTTTAGGAGATAGGCATGGAAAAAAGAATAGATGGTGTAATAGCAGTAGTTTGTTTAGTTGGTTTAATTTTATTAGTTTTACTTTAGGAGAATAGTATGAGCATAGAACTTAATGGTATTAGTAACGTATCGTCATTAGATGATGCAGCTGCAATGATTGTCGCAACAGGCGACGTAATAACAACAGTTTTGCTTGGAGAGCCGGGAATTGGCAAGTCTGCGCTACGTAATCAAATCCTTGAGCAGTTAGGGTGGGGTCAAGACCAAATGGTGTACTTAGATGCGCCCTTGTTAGACTTCCCCGACTTCTATATGCCGAGTGTGGTAGATGGTATGACACACAAAGCGTATGCAGATATGTGGCACTTGGATAGCGAGAAGCCACAGTTATACATGATTGATGAGATTGGTAAAATGGCAGGGGTTACTAAGCCAATGATTACTAGGTTTATATGTGAGCGTACAGTATCAGACAAGCCAATCCCCAAAGGCTCTATCATCTTTGCAACAAGTAATCTTAGTACTGATGGGGTAGGTGATAGCTTTCCTGCACATATGAATAACCGAGTATCACGTATCCAAGTTAGAAAGCCCGACCACACTAGCGTATTGAACTTCGGTACTAAGTACGGCATGAATGGTACGTTGCTTTACTTCATTGGCGAGAACCCCGAGCTGTGTCAGTCATATACAGACCTTGACGAGGAGCAGTTAAAGAATAATAAGTACATCTTTAATCCACGTACCAACACGACATCATTCTGTTCTAATCGTAGCTTTTGGATGGCGAGTTACACACTAGATAAAATGGAGAGTGGGGTGTTAAATAAGACCCAAGCCATGACGCATATCTGCGGTTTAATTGGCGCACCTGCAACAGCGGAGTTATGGGCAACAGTAGAACTTGCTGATACTTTACCAACACGTAAGTCAATCTATTCAGAGCCACATAAGGCGCGTATCCCCGATAGCCTAGCTAGTCAGTTGTTGTTATCCACACGGCTTGCTTCGGGCTTGGACAATGACAATGCAGATGCGACAACAATCTATATGACCCGACTATCTGCGGAGATACAGGCAGTAACAGGGCGACTAATCTTTAAGGCTAAACCACAAATCGCAATGCGCAGTCAAGCTATGCGAGATTGGGTACAAGCATTCACTAAGGAGTTTATCTAATGAGTAGCTTAGTTACGTATGAGGAGTTCAAGGCGCACAAAGAAGAACCAGTGTTTCTTTCAAACGTGAAGTTAGAGGTGCATGACAATGATTATAAAGTTCATGCCAAACGCTTAATGAAAACAGGCAACCCTAAACAACTATCGTTAGACGAGGCGCGTGACTTGCGCCTACTGAAAAACCTAGAAGCTACCAACGTGGTAGAAATAGGCGGTGTGTATTATAAATTAGAGGAGATATAACATGGACAAGATTAACTTAAGCAATCAAGCAATCCTAGTAGAGCTAAACATAAGAGTGCCTAGCTTTCGCAAACTGGATAAGAAAGTAACACGTGAGGTTACAGTAAGCAAAGGCGCAGACGACCAAGCAGGTAGGTTTAATAAGTCTTTGCTTGCAGGTGCAGACCAGTTGGATAAGATACAAAAGTTTGTGGCATCAACACGTGTGGAGTTTTATGCAAAGACATTGCCGTGGTCAGATAGTGGTCAGCGACTAGCGGATATCCGTTCGTTCTTATCGGTTAAAGATTGGCTAAATGATAAGTCAGTAGAGTATGACAAGTTAGCGTCAGACTTCGTAACAATCTATCCAAACTTAGTATCAGCTCAAGCATTTAAGATGGGTACTATGTTTGACCGAAGTGAATATCCCGATGCCAATGATATTGCTAGGCGGTTTGGTTTTAACTTCTACTTCACACCATTACCCGAACGTGGTGATTTCCGTGTTGATGTAGGGCATGACATAGCAGTAGAGTTAGAAGCCGAGTATGAGAAAGTATATGGCGATAGAACTAAGCAAGCTATGGAGGACTTGTGGGCTAGGTTATACAAGGTAACTAAACATCTAAGTGAACGCTTTGCGGACAATGAGAAAGGCGATAGCAAAAGATTGTTTGATAGTGTGCTAGACAATGCGCTTGAGTTATGCGAGATGCTTTCTGTTATGAACGTAACACATGACAGCGACCTTGATTGGGCTAGACAAAAGCTAGAGGAAGCCTTGCATGGTGTGGATATGAAAGATGTCCGCGATAGTAGTGGAGTGCGCAAGGAAGTTAAGGCGCGTGTTGATGAGTTAGCAGATAAGTTAGGTTGGTAGTAAAACTTCGGGTGTTATTTAACACCCATAATAATAGGAGATAGTCATGGAAAAAGATGTCGTTAAGTTTATTAAGAAACAAAACATAGCCATTATGGGTAACAAAACATGGATGGCAGTAGGCGGTATTCTTTGTTTTGGTAAGTGGGAAGTGTCAGACACAATGCCAACAGCGTGTACTGATGGTAAGAATGTTTGGTATGGTCGTGAGTTTTGCGCAGACAAGACAGAGCCTGAGATGCGCTTCTTAATCTTACATGAAGCTATGCATAAAATGGCGCGTCATGTGTCCGTATACAAGCCGATGCACACGTTAGACCATGCTCGTGCAAATGCAGCGTGTGATTACTGGATAAATGGTGAGTTGATTAAGCAAGATGGTGGTGTAGGGTTCATTAAGATGATTAAGGGTGGGCTATACAATCCTAAATACTACGGCATGACTGTAATCCAAATCTTTAAAGACCTAGAAGATAAGGGTAAGGGTGGCGACGAGGGTGAGGGTGGTGATGATAAGACCCAGTGTCCGCCCGACAAAGA